CTGCCGATGTATCTGTAGCTGCAACAGCTCCTTGATAAGCTATTTTTGCGAGTGTTGTTTCGTTATAAACTACATTTGCGTTTAAATCTTCGTTTTGTCTAACATAAAACTCAAAACCTAAAAGCTTACCTACTAAACCTTGTTTTAGCTTGCTTTCCATTCCTGTTTTGTCGTAATCTACAAACTCTGGAATAAGTAATAAATCTTGCCATTGCTCAGGTGTAATAAGTCCATATAGGCCGCTCTCTACATTGGGTATGTTCATCCTGTGAAAAATTCTTTTTACATTGAAGACATCATTTTTAGCAATCCTTTTAACAGGTGCAGTAGCACCACCAGTCACAATACTATCCCTTGTCTCTGTAGACGTTGTTTTTACAATAAGGTCTGTGTTGGCTGTGTCTTGCGCAAACTCTATGGCTGCGTAATTTGCAACTTGTGTATTTACAACATCCGCATGCTCTTGTAGTAGCTCGCTTCTTTTCTCGTAAGAAAAAGTCTTTAAATCAATTCCCTGCAACGCAGTTGACTCGGTGCCAAACACATTTACATCATAAGACTTTTTATCGTTTAGTCTTACTCTAGGGTCTAGCTTATTTGCTACATCTAAGTTTGCTTGACCTGCTTGTATTGCTCCAAATGTAGAAGGCACGGGTGTGGTTGCCTGTGGAATCTCTATACTTGTAACATCAGGCGATGGTGCCGTGTCCTTTCTTGATTGTAGGTAAAACGAGTTGTCAGGAAACAAATTCTTCTGAAACTCGGAGCTAAATTTTATAGTTCTTACTTCTGCCATTTTTAAAAGTTTTTAGTTTCTGTATTTTATTTTAGTGAATTAATGTAGGCGTTCTCGTAAGTATTGTACTTCTCATCACCTAGTTTATTTTTAAGATCATTTAATTTGCCGTCTCTATCGTATTTCAAATACTCATCTATCATTTTCTGATTTTTTGAGCTTCCCGTATCGTCCGATTTATTAATCATTTCGGTAACATCAACAAAATTTGTTTTGATAGTATTTGTTAGTGTCTTAAACATTTCAAAGTTTTCAGAAGCATTTACAATTAAAGTCTCTCTTGAATCTTTTGAGTACTTACCATCTTTTATCGTCATGTCAACAAACGCCTCAATTTCTTTTTGTTTTGACTCTTTAACTTCTTCTTTTAGATTTTCGAGTTCAGATGTTTTGTTTTCAAGCTCAGTAGTTAGGTCGTTTATTTTAGCGTCCAACTCGTCAACTCTTAGGCTTTTGTTTTGCAAATCTTTAATTGATGCAACGATTGACTCATCTTTTGCGTCTTGATTTAGATTTAAAATATCAGTTACTAAATTCATTTTTTTGGGTTTATAATTAAAGTCTTGAGTGCATGCAACCATTAGTTCATGAGTTGTCATGGACTCGTTTAAAATTGGTTTATTATCAGTTTTCTGTATCGTATCTACAAATCCGTTCTCTAAAAGGCCCGAAGCGTCTAACCTTGTATCATTTGACATTATCAAGTTTAAATCTTCAACACTTTTACCAGTGTTTTGCGAAAGCTCTATTAGTAGGCTTTGTTTTTCTTGTAGCAATTTGTCTTTAGTCTCCTTGTTTTTTACATCAACAATCTTTGTAGTCTTTCCAGTTGATGGGTCTTGTATTAAAGGTTCATGTACCATTGCCGTAGCAAAATCCATTGAAACTCTACTACCTTTGTCTCCATTAGCTAATATGATACCGGCCATACTATCGGCGTAACCTCTATTTATAGTTGATATCTTTACACCTTTTGACCTAGCTATATTCATAGCTGCGGTTATTGATTTTCCTTGAAAAATTGACCCGCCAACACTATTTATATTGATTCTTATTTCATTAAAATCCGAAAAGTAGCTTATTTCTTTAGCGAAGTCGTTCCCGTTTATAGTTTGCCCAATTGACCCAATAAGTAGTAAATCAACTACTTTTTTATCAGTGTTGACGTTTTGAACAAAGTTTAAATCAAGACCTTTATAATCCATAAGCACAAATTTAGTGCGGATTATTCATGTTTTTACTTGTTTTTTTGTTGTATTACTGAAATTGCAGTGTTTATATTTTCTTTAAGATCGTTATAAACAGTTCTTTCAGATATAAAGAGCTTTTGTGTTAGTTCGATTACGGCCTTTGTAGTTGATTCGCTCTTATTTACGTAATCTATAATGTATTTCGCCCTTTCTTTTTTGTAGTAATTTTTAGCCATTAGTTATCGAGATTGAATTTAATGCCATTGCCGCCAATAAAAGGCATATCTACTTGTGGGTCTACGTTTATTTCTGCATCTATTGTACCGACTGGGTCATTAGCATCTATAATTGTATTACCTATGTTTGTTTCACCTGATTCTAATACATTACATCCGAATGTCATTTGCCAGTCTCTTAGTGCATTATGGTTTATGTCGTCTTGATCTCTTTTTCTCTCTATATGCCCCTCTATTTGGTCAAATGTAGTCCACTGTACAGACTTATATACATCGTTTATAACATCAAAGTGTCTAAGCTCGGAAGTATCAATGTCTGAGCTTTCGTTTTTCCTAATAACAATGTGTAGGGTGAACTCTGCATATCCTTGCAATGGAGGCGTTTTGTCTGTACATTTTTCAAATGATCCCTTTGTTGATTCAATCCATTCTATTGTAGAATATTCAAAAAATACAGCAGGCGTTTGATAAGAGGTCGCAACATCTTGATTTTGTATGTTTTCATTCCAATAATCAAAGTGCTTGATGCTACTTAGTAAAGTTACATTTGTTTTGACGTGGTTGTATAATTCCTTTAAAACGCTCATTTGAATATGTTGTCAAGTTTTTTTTCAATAAGTTTTTCAATAGCTCTATTCATTTCTCTACTATCCCCTATGTGTTCTCTTTTTGGCAGCTTTCTTGTACCCTCATTGTGATAACTTGAGTAATCTACGGCTCTAGTTCCTACGACAGTTCTATTAAATGAAGTTTCCCTTCTTCTTAAATCAGCTCTTAGATTACCACTTTTTACTAAAATAGCCCTGCGCCTTCCTGTGTTCACTTTTCTTGGCTTCCATCCCCCTCTAGAATCATCTGTTTGGCCTCCACCTTTTCTAAACCCTAGTTTAAAATGGTTTTTAACCTTGTTGCCTATCACAACTGGCAATATCCTTTTCTCTCTTGCTAAGAGCTTTTGTTTTACTTTTATATTTATTCCACTAACTTTTTTTATCAAAACTATTCAATTAAAAACTCTTTAACGTCAAAAGGTGTTTCGCTTATCATTGTGAAATTTATAGTTACGTCACTTGCTCCTGTGTTGGGCTGCACGGCGTAATCTTCAATTATAATACTGTCAATCCTAAAGTTTTCGTTTAATATCCTCGAAACTACATCTATCTCAGTTTCAGATTTTGCTATTTTTATGAAATCGTTCAGCTGACTACTTGGAAAAAGCCTTTGGTTTGGAGTTGTTAAAACGGCCTCACACCTAACCGTGTAATCACTTAGGTTGTTGTATTCCTTTATAGTTCCGTTACGTCCGCTTATCTGTGTTTTAACTATGTTTTTGCTTTGACTTACAACAAATCTAACAGCGTTAAGTGTTAGTGTTGTCTCTACGCCTCCCTCCTCTTTTAGGGTAAGGATTACGTTGTCATACATCAACGTTCCAAGTTCAGACACCCCTATGCCTTGTTGAAAGTCTTGATCTGAAAACGACTTTATTAAGTTTGTATTTACATTTAGATTAGTTATTGCCAAAACCGAAATTATTTTTTTGTGCTTTTTTAAATTTTTTAGGTATGTCGAAGTATGGGTGTGTTTTTGGGAATATTAAGCCAGTTTTTCCAACATTAGAACCAAATATTGGGTCTTGGTTTTTTTTAAAGCTACCTTTTGTGATCTTTCCGCTCTCTATTTGTATTACAACACATCTACAATTCCATCCGTTTGGAGGGTACCAACTATCCCAAAATTCATGATCAACAGGATATGTTTTATAATCTAACTCCTCATGCAACGGCCTTACCCTTTCGTCTCCAATTGTTTGGTATCTTAACAAAGGTAAGGATTCTTTGTCGTCTTGTATCTGTAACCAGTTTTCTGCACCATTGGCTTGCCTAAATGCGGCGTTCTTCTCAGCAAAAAGCCAATTGACATTGTACCTATTATCTATTTTTTTTGCCACCTTTTTAAAGTCGTTAAAACTCTTTTTAGTTCCATCTTTATTGAATACATTTACAGACAATTCTAAAAGCTCTTGAAACGTTTTAGCGCCACTAAACACTGACAAGTTAGATTTAAAGCTTTTTTCTATAAATTTCCTTTCTTTTTTTGGAGACAACTTGAATGCTCTGAAAACTTCCACTTCTAGGTTTTTTTTAGTATAAACATACAAGCTGAGAGGAAGTAGAAAAGGACTCAAAACGCCTTTGTACACATCGTCTATCAATTCTTCTTGAAAAGGGTAGCCGTCTGGTTCATCTATGTTTGGCTCAGGGTTTGATATGTTATAATATTGATCTAACAAGGTACTAAGCTTGATTTGGAACCCATACACCGCCAATTACAGAGCCAAAAGGGTTTTCTTCCATGTCTTCCCGCATCTTGTTGAAATCTTCTTCTGTAATTTCTTTAAACCCATCGGGGCATTTTCCATCTCCTTCTTTAATGTAGTGACAAAACTCTGGAACCTCTGAATTTATTTTAATAAAATGTTTCATGATATATTTTTTTAAAATTTATATCCCCAAACCGTTACCTGTATATTCCATTGCGATGGGCTTAGCGAGGTTACTGTGTTTGTTGATGATGCTATACTCGATAAGCCGCTTGTCGGTATTCTAAACACAACGCTAGCCAATGTGAGATTTGTTATAAGCGCATCTTTATTTACTTGTATTTTGGTACCTATTGAATAACCGTTATTGGCAACTTTGCAAATCCCTACAATACTGCAAAACAAAGGCGTCACATCATTTCCGGGAGCTAAAAGTGTTGTAGTTGAATTATTAACGTAAGATATTTCAAGCGTCGACCCTATTCGTTCAAGAACTTCCGGTTTGTTTAATATTTGAGAGTCGCCACCCGTTGAATCCCAGTTTGCATTTACGTTAACTTCTGCCCCGTTTTGTATGCCGTCAAGTTTAGACTTGTCAATCGCTGTCATTACACCTTGATCTGTAGGTGTGGCAGGGTTCAATATAGGTGTTAGAACGTCTTGTATCTCGTATCCGTTTATTGGTAAATCTGTCCCAGCGGTCACCACGTTAACTACAATAGCTCTGTTTTTTTCAAACACGTTATTTGTACTTCCATCCCTGAAATTCCTCACCCAGTCGGGTGCATCGCCGTCAGTTGTTTGTTTTTGAAACACATAAATATCTGTGCCTTCTGTTCTTGGTACTATTTGCGCATCTACTTTTAAAACTTCTCCATCGATTAAAACATAACCATCACTAACACTGGCATCAATGCTTGGGTTTATCACAGCATCTACACCACTTATTATAAAATCAACCTCATTCCCCAAGCTTTTTGCTATTGAAAAAATAGCGTCCCTGTTCGAGTCGGGCATTAAGTTTAATTCGTCTGATGTATGATCTACTTCTATACCTGGAAATTTTCTTCTATTATCCATTTTAAAATCTTTTTATTATCCATTTTTTTGGCGCAATAGCATATATCGCAACAAGCGCGTTTATTAAATCATCAGTTACCAATATATCTAATGGTATGTGTATTATAAATGAGGCGAAATAAAGTCCATCAGGGTCTAATATTTCATTGTTTAAAGGCAGGGGAAAAGGTGTTTTGTTTTCCTCATTATTTAAGGATAAACTAAGCTCTGTAAATGGGTTTGTCTCATTGTTTAGCGCAATGCTTGTGCCTTCTGGATATGGGTTGTTTAATTCTTCAATAAAAATGCGTCTCAAATCAGGGTCGTAGTTGTCATTTAACAACTCCTCTAATGCAAGGTGCTGCCCTGTATAGCCTAATCTTGTACGTATCTCTTTACAAAATTCTACAAGGTCATTGTTTGAGTATTGAAGTCCTGAAAAAAGTACTTGTACGTAATTTATAAATACATCCTTCTCGGCTTGCGTGTTTATAGTGTTTCTCCAAAAATGAGGCAATAGCTGTTTAGCTATTAAATCAAAATTTATACCTAATCTATTTTCGCAAACTATTGCCATTAATCAAAATCGTAATAGGTTAATGTAGTGTTTAAAGGAAATAGAGGGTCGACAACCATCCACCCAGCAGTGGCCGTGTATTCTTCATTTAAGGTGCCAACTATTTCTTGATACGAGCCTAAAACAGGCTTAGCCTCTATACTCAACGGTATTACATTTTCAACACCTCCAACTGCTTGTATTGCGTCAACAAGTTTTGCAACCAAAAACTTTGAATTGAAATTCTCGGCCTGAAAACCTTGTAAAAATTCATTTATTGCTGTTTCTACAGGGAAAACCCCGACATCGGATAAGCTTTCGCCCGTTGTAGGGTTTAAAACAGTTGCATTAACACCAATTCTACACGAAACTTTCGCTAAATCACCTTCTTGACTTATTATAGATAGTGCAGTCCCCGCAAATCTTTTTTCTTGCCAATAGTCCTCAAATGCGGTAATTTCAGGAGCAGTCAAAGGCTCTGCAACTCCCGAGGTGTTTATTTTGGCTGCTTTTATTACAACTGTTCCGCTTATAACGTCCGCAGCTGCTAAATCTATAATCTGCTTATCTTCATCGATGACTGAGTATGTTACATTCCCGTCTATAAACTCTAATGAGTCACCGAACTGAAATACTTTACTTTCAAACGCATACCATTTTAATGTGCCGCTCGTGATCTCATCTGCTCTAAGCTCTACATCAGACTGAAAACGCTCCATTAAAAGCTCAAAAGAGTGTGTTGCAACTGAAAAGGCATATATAATATTACGCCAAACAGATGATTTACTCGCAGACGTTAGATCGTCAAGTTCAGTTCTCGACTCTTTTTCTAATATCAAAGCTTCCTCAATTTCTGAAATTGTTCTCGCTTGAAATGTCATCTTTTGAATATTTTGTTATAGAAGTTCATAATCTTGTTTTCGCTAACTTCATTCTTTACATCAACTTCTGAAATTCCTGTTTTAATTTGTTTTTCACTGAATTCAACACCGAACATTTTGTTTAAATTTTCCGCATCTGTTTCGTAGTATGGGCTAATTTTTTGTAATATTTCAGCCCATTCAGTTGGCGATGTTTTTTGTTCTTCTTTGAATTTAAATATATCATCTATACCAATAGGAAACCCTAATTTGTACATTCTGGGAATAAGCTCATTGTTTACAACGTTTTCAAACCATTTTGCGCGGCTGTTTATAAATGATTTTGTGTTTTTGTCGTGTACATCTGCTTGGCTTCTACTGCTACCGTCCTCTACTACCATTGTTGATCCTAATATAGCCTTAGACATCTCTTTGTTGGCGTAATCTATAAAGTTTTGAAATGTGTTAAATCCGTTTCCTGAACCTCCTGTGTTTGATATAAATTCAACCTCATCATTTGTATGAACTACAGAGAAAGCCGCCGATGTCATGTTTTCCATAGCGTCAATAGCGTTTTGCCTCCTAGCCTCGTCAGTAATGTCTGTTTTCGTAACCCTGTACGGGTTTCCAAAAAGCTCATTGTAAATTGACCAAAAGGTAATACAATCCCTTTTTAAAATAAACATTTTAGAAATCTTGTTGTACTTGCCTAACTTGTATTGATCCCCTGTTAGTTGAGGAAACAATCTAACGACCCATGTATTATACGGTTCCTCATCTAATGAAACTGTGCTTTGATTGTCAAAATAATTAGGTTTAAATGCGTTTTTTTCAGGACATATATTTTGCCTTGGAATTGATTTTATAAACTCAAATTCATCATTAACAATATTTCCCAACTGAATCCCGCTATAACCCCAATAGGTTGTGTCTAGTGAAATACTCACGAAGTCGTCAAACCAAGGTTTTTTAAATAAATTGGTTTTTTCTTCATCTATTTCACCGTTAGAATATATGTTAAAATCTCTTTGAGATATACTGTTACAAACTGTTTCGGTGATCGCAGAAACATGGGGGTCTAGCTCTAATGTCTCATAGATTTCTATCAATTCTGTTCTGCCCTGTATGTCGGGGTCTTTAGCGTCTTCATACGCGTTTTGCCACTCGCTTAATGATGCCCTTATAACCTCCGTTGTGTTGTACTCTATTTTTTTGAATACATCAGCGTTTTTGGGCAATCTTGTATCTATGTTCTTAATAGATTCAAGACTTTGTTTTAATTTATTTGTACTGCTTTTTCTTTTCGCCGCCATTTTAAATACTTGTATTTTTAAACTTCACAACCTCTGCATCTCCGTATATTATGTTATTACCGCTTTGCCTTGTCCCATCTGCAACATCTTCATATATCGGTAAGTCAATTTGTACAGTTCCCTTCTGTATAGACTTTAAGTACCCTATTGCCCCCCCTCGTTGTTGAGTGTCCCCGCCGTCATACCTTATTTGTAAAAATGCGGGTATTTCAGAGCCATTTACCAAATTGTATATGTTAAAAAGAATTATATCTATAACTAACTCTATTGTTTTTTGGTTTCTACTATCCCCCTGTACCCAGTAATCTGTATCAGTTATTAAAGTCCCTGTTGGAACGTCTTGAATTGCGTAGTATAGTACATTACTTTCAATTACCCTGCTCCCTGATTCCCATTCTTGATCAACCCATGTTTCAATGGGCAAAAAAACTTTTTCTACATCATATCTGTGACGCATGTAGCTGCTGGCCGTTTCGATTGCAATCGGCATATTTATTTGCCATATCGTGTCATCGGCTCCTGTAACTCTGTCTAAGTTATCAAGTGTTATATGGCTTTTGAAGTCGTCTTTAAGCAGAAAATAACCCATTCTTTAATAAAATCTATTTGATTATACAAATGTATCAAATATTTTATTAGTATTTATTTAATAAGCGTAAAATTAAATCCCTCTGTTTACTGAGCTTCTAGGTTTCATGTTGTAATTTAGTTTAATGTCTGCGAACCTATTGGTGAACTTGTTGAACTCTGTATTGAATAGTGAAACTATAAAGTCTTTTTTAGTGTCCGAAAGGTGACCTACTGGCTCATAACTAACGCCTGTTTTTGGGTCTGTTGTTCTCTTTTTTAGCATTGTACCATCCTTGTCTTGCTTTACTTCGATATAATCACTTATAGAGGTTTTACAATGTTCACCTATAATCAAACGCAAGCCTAGATAATTGTTTTCGTAGATGTCGTTTATAAAATCACCTATTGATGCAACTGGTGGCGCGCTTCTTAAGAGCCTGTTATTTACTCTGTGTGTTTTTGAAAGGCTAAATATAATTTTGTCCAAAAAAGACTGTTTGTTGTCGTCAATAGTGTTTCTAGACTGCGTAGAAGGGTCACCATACAAATAAACTGTTTGATTATAACCTATTGAACTTAGCCAGTTAGAAGCTAACACACCAGCTCTTGTGGCCGTGTTATCTGGGTCTTTCGCGCAAATTTCATGAACCTGCTTAATATCCCAACTACCATTTTTGTTTTTTTCAACTTGCCAAAAACTGAAAGCTATGTATGGGTATACGTTGTTGTCAACACTGACATGTATTGTGTTGTTTACATCTACATAGGTAGGCCTTACGTGTTTATCTAGTTCGAAAGACTTCCAAAACTCACCCCCTGTTTTAAGTTGAACGTCCCACCGTCCGTTTACAAATACTTCGTACTCGTATCTAGGTAAGTTTTTAAGGTTTTCGATGTAAGATTCTTCAAGGTGTGGGTTGTCTAGTATTGTGGCCTGTATGTACTTCCATGTTTTTTTTAAAGTTCCATTTGCCCAATGATCGTATACCCTTTCTTTTACCCACCCTTGCGTTGGGTTACATGTTGCAATTATAATAGGTTTAGGCTGAAATTCAGTGTTTTTAAGCTTCCACCTTCCAGAGCGTGAGAAAGCTATATTAAAAGTTTTCTCTTGACACTCGTTTATTTCTTCAAATATAAAACCATTGGCTTCAAGTCCACGCATCCAGTTTAATTCTTTGTCTCGTGCGTAATTTTCAGATTTAAAGAGTATAACACTTCCATTGGGGTGCGTGTATTCCCAAGGGGATTGCTTTAATTTTCCTCTCGGGTTTATCCATTGTAATGATGGTATTGTAGTAGTGCGAAGGGCTTCCATGTCTTTTCTAACAACTACCCACCTGCTATTTGGATATATTTGACAAAGCACAAGAGCATTTGTTAAAGCCCATATTGTTTTACCGCCTCCGATAGCTCCACCATATAAAATAAAGTCGTATTTACCGCTACTAAGGGCGTTTGTGGCCTCTTTCTGCTTTTCTGTAAATTCAAGCTTCATTTTTAATTTTGAAAACCTTTTCTTTCAAAAAATAGTATGGTATATTGATCATTAGTATAACCATAATTCTAAACAATCGTTTTATGATTTTCATATAGGTATTTCGGTACCATTGAAATTTATGGTTGTTTCTATTGGTTTGTCCTTGTTGCCAAGATGCTCTAAACTTTCGATATATCCACGATGTTTCCCCTTTGTTTTAAGGTAAAATATAGTGGATGTCGGTATGCCTTCATTTATCTGTTTGTGAAGTGCTGCTTCTGCAAAATCTAAGGCCACATCAGATATGCTTTCAACTTCTTTTTTAAACTCTGGGTCGTTATCTAACCAATTATAATATGTTCTTCTAGAAATTTCACACTTTTTGCAAGCCATTGTGACGATGCCCATACTTGCCTCCAATGCCTTAAGCATTTTTTCTTTTAAAAGCTCTGTTTTTTTTGCCATTCTCTCGTTTTTTATGTGTAAATATTTGTAAATTATATATTAAAAACAGTTATTGGTAATTTTCTAGTATATAATTATCTATATAGTTCAAAATTTCATCATACAAAGATTGATCTAATGGAGGAGCAACTACTATACTGGTAACTTCATTTTTGGCAGTCATCCAATCCCCGCGCGTTATTTTAAGCATAACAGGGTCTAATATATTTTCTATCTGGTATATATCAGATTCCGTTTTGTTACCTTGCTTATAGTCGTATACTAGTTTAGATCGAATTTCCTCGAAATAAATAATACCGTCATTTTC